GGAGAATTTACATGTTAATCAATGGTTGCTTAATAATAACTATGCTGTTCCTTATGACGGTGGAAAAAAAATAAGATCCGAAGAATGGGATGCGTAAAACATTAATTAAACAGTAACCAGTTTTCTGGTAAACACACATACTTATAGTAGCTGATTTTATCCCATCTCCATACTTTGTCGGAAATATGAAACTGTTCGACAATTACTGAGCCGTGATTCCTATGTTCGTGTCTTTTTCCGTAATCCACCTCGTGTGGACTTGCGTGTATAATAAGTTGGTCGATTATTGTCTTTGATTCTTCAATGTCTTCGTATACAACTGCGAGATGCCCTTGGTCCTTCTCGTTGCTTTTGAACCGAGCAATTAGCAACGTGCCTTTTGGATACTTTTTTGAAATATCTAATTTTTCGAGTCGCTTGTTTTGATTTAGATGCGCGAACCACGACCCCGTCCCTCCAGGATATTGTTTGTAAATCTCGGCGTATTTTCCTCGCATAAGTTTTCCTGTTCCTGGTATGCTTAATCCTCTGAAACGTCTTAATAGATTTGGAAATCCACTGCAGAGTACACTTTTATCGTTTTCTCGGATTTCTTCTGCGGAGGGAGCTGGTAAATTTTCGCACCAAAATTTGTCATCCCCCGTAAACTTGTCTAGATCCGGATCATACCATCTAAATGGTACCCCTTCCAACGATTTTGCGTAATTCAATACTTCCGACACTACGACATCCTTGGGTTTAATTACGATAACGTTATCGTAATTAATAATTAGTTTAACCATTTTAACGTGATTGATTTAGATGCGGTTGACTATATCGATTTCAAATGATTCAATTTTTCGAATCCTTTATATTGTTTTTGTTAATAATTTAGAAAAATTGAAATAAACGTTTTGTATTTATTATTGTATTAACCAGGTTATTATGGAAAAACGTTTAAATAAGAAGATAGAAACTTATGTCACTTCATTCAAAGATGATGTGCGAAATAAGATTAGTGCGCTGGAATTTGAAGATAAACAGAAAGTAAATGAATTGCTGGAGTTTGTCTATGATTACGAGCGACTTACTTTGGTAAAGGATGATTTGATTAAACGAAAACGCATTAAGAATTCTATACCCATAAGCAATAGGTGCAATGCAAAGCGCGCAAATGGAGAACAATGCACAAGACGTAGAAAAAGCAAATGTGAGTTCTGCGGGACTCATGTAAAGGGAACTCCACATGGCTTTTTCCAAACTGACGAGACGGCTGAAAATTCTATACAGAAGATGGATGTCGTCGCAGAAGAAGTTTGTGGTATTGTCTATTATATTGATAAGTATAATAACGTTTATAAAACAGAAGATATTCTTGAAGGCAAACAGAATCCTTTGATTATAGCTAAATGCGTTAAACATAATGGAGTAACGTCTATTCCTGAACTTGGGTTGGTCTAGGAAGCGTTCTTGTTTGTTTTAAGAGTGAGAGTTTCTTTAACAGTTTCTTCTCGATTGTCTAATATAAAATCTTTAACATCGTTTGCTTTCAAAGTGTCTCCTTTATAATACTTTGATAACACATCCATTAACACTTTCTTGGTTATGGGTTTCTTAATATTTTTTTTGGAATAACATAGTTGACCATTATTTATGTCGAAGTTATCAATTTCATTTTTTTTCATAACGTCAATTAGAGTGGAAGAAATTTGTTTTTTATCATTTTTGCGTTGCGCTATTTCTTTTTGAAGTTTTCTTATGTCGTTATCTAATTTAACCCAATCTCTTATGGTTTTAACAAGTTGATCTTTAGTTTCCATGTAGGGATTTATATATAGAAGAGATATTTTTATATTTTTTTATGAATATTTAGTATTTTTTACTTTGGAAATATATATAAAATATATAAATGTTTATGCAATTTGCTAATCCTAGACGTTCAACTAATAATATAAACAATAATGTATCATTAATGCCTTTTTCTTCAAGACGTGTTCATAATCCACAACCATTTAATGATGTTAAGACCGGAATTGTGGTCCCCAAGAATGATCCCAAGAAAATAAAATGGGGGGCGCCTACTTGGTATCTATTCCACACATTAGCTCATAAAGTTAAGGAAGAACATTTCCTAACATTAAGGGCTGATTTAATAAATAATATAATATCTATATGTAGCAATCTTCCTTGCCCAAAATGCGCAGCACATGCATCGGAATACATGAGTAAAATAAATATTTACACCATTCGAACTAAAGAAGATCTTAAAAATATGTTATTTAAATTTCATAATGACGTAAACAGTAGAACAGGCAATTCGCAATTCTCTTATGAAGAATTAAATAGTAAATATGAAAATTCGATTGCAGTAAATATTATTCAAAATTTTTTTGTAATGTTTCAAGATAAATCTTTTAACGTTAGTGCTATAGCTATTTCTATGCACAGAACAAGAGTTATTTCAATGATTAAAACTTGGATCAGAGATAATATTCAATATTTTGATCCTTAAATAATAACGTTATTTTATAGAAAATAATGTTATTCAATCATGTTTTTTTTCCATAATCTTTGTCATTGTTGCTTGAATAAGGCGTTGATAAATGTTTAGATATTAATTCACCATTCTTATAAACTTTGCATTGAAACATTGAAGAAGATGGTGCGCTGCACACTTCTTTGTTGTTTACGGCCGCAAAGTATTGCAGATTTTTACTATCAGTTAGCGATATTATATAAGCCCATAAAGCTCCAAATAATCCAGCAAGAAACAATGAAGTTATTAATTGTGGTACAGTGTAACAAGTATTGTTGTAATTCCAGTAAATATCGAATAATATCAATAATGGAAAAAAGATCAATGTCGCAACGTTTTGTTTTGCGTATCCATAAGAAATTATAGTGTACAATAAATAAGCAAAAGTGTATCCAAAAACTGCTTGACCTAGAGGCAACTTTGATAGTTCTCCGCCTTGATTAAGAGTTATCATATTACACAATGGTGCTTTTTCTTCTGGAGATGTAAAATTAAGTACGTTTCCAATGAAAATATTAATAAAACACGCAAGCAGCAATCCAACTAAATAGACGAGACCCTTGAAATCTTGATTAAATATTGATGCTAACGAGAAAAAGGATACTAGTACAAATGGCGCTAAACGTAAAAATAAATATGCAAAAGATACGATGTTTAAATCCATGTTTCTAAATTATATTCTTATATTATCATCAGAGAATAGTTTTATTAATTTCAAAACAAGCTTCTTAATTTTTCTCTTCCATTTTTTTTCCTTTCTTGCATTTAAATTTGGGATATTTTGGAGTGCTACATACTTCCTTATTGTTTATTCCAGTGATTATAACAAGATTTTTGTTGTTTGTTGAATTTATTATATATCCCCATAATAATCCAATTAATCCGCCTATCGTTAATGAAGCTGATATTTGCCAAAGATTATGACACATGTTCTTTACTTTCCAGACAATATCAAAAAGTATTAGAACGGTAAAGAAAATTATTGTGTTTATATTTTGTGAGACAAATTTATACTTTACAATCGCATAATATATATAAGCAAATGTGTATCCAAGAATAATAGGTCCCAATGGCAATAATCTAGATATTTCATTTATTTGATTGATTGATATCATGTTGCATAGTGCAGAGTTTGGTTTTGTGTATGGAATAAACGTTAATACGTTTCCTAAAAAAACGCCAACGAAACATGATAATATTAATCCGGCCAAGTAAACAATTCCTTTAAAATCTCGGTCAAAAAATGACGTTAGTGTGAAATAAGAAGCAATAACGAACGGAGCTAATATTAAAAATAGATATGTTAATGAAACAATATTTAAATTCATATTTCTAAATTGTATTCTTATATTAACATCAGAGAATAGTTTTTTAACTTTATTGGTTATTCATGTTGTTTGCATAATTCTAGAGAATAACATTAATAATTTTAAAAATGATTTAAAATTATTTCTTGTTATTAAGTATAGTTAACATGGGCATACCAAGTTATTTTTCTCATATTATTAAGAATTATTCAAACATAGTGCGAAGTTTGAATTATTTTTTGAATAGGAATCTGTTGTTTCATCATTTGTATATGGACTGCAATTCTATCATTTATGATGCCGTGTACGGTTTAGAATCGGAAATACAAGAAGGTAAATGCGAAGCTCCAAAGGATTTTGAAGAAACAGTTATAGATATAGTTATAGATAAAATTAATTTTTATATTCAGTTAATTAAACCAACTTATACTGTATTTATAGCGTTTGATGGTGTTGCCCCTTTCGCTAAAATGGAGCAACAGAGAACTAGGCGTTATAAAACGTGGTTTATGAAGAGTGTGAATATTGGTAAGAAATCTTCTACATGGAACACTTCTGCTATTACTCCCGGAACAGATTTTATGACTAAGTTATCCAAACGCATTGAGTATTCGTTTAAACATTCAGAATCTAAATATAAATTAAAACATGTTCTTGTATCGTGTTCTAATGAACCAGGCGAGGGAGAGCATAAGTTATATGAACATATGCGGTCTAATGACATAGTTAATGATAACGTTGCGGTTTACGGTTTAGATGCGGATTTAATAATGCTTTCAATATTTCATCTAAAGTACTGTCAAAATATTTTTGTATTTCGAGAAACACCGGAATTTTTAAAGAGTTCTTTACCTGTTGAAGTAACTAATTCAAAAGAACCAAGTTTTTTGGACATTCGTCATTTATCAAACAGTATATTGTCTGAAATGAGATGTAAGTATCAAGACCCTATTAGAATTCATGACTATGTGTTTTTGTGCTTTTTTTTAGGCAATGATTTTTTGCCGCATTTTCCATCAATGAATATAAGAACTCATGGTATACAAGGATTGCTTGATATTTATAGGTTGTGCATTGGAAATTTTCCAGATCGATACCTAATATCTAAGAGCAATGGTTCAATATTATGGAGAAATGTTGGATTCTTAGTAAATGAAGTTGCCAAACGAGAACATGAGTTTTTATTGACAGAATATTCAGTTCGTGATAAATTAGATAGAAGGAAATACTTAGAAACTACACCTTTGGAGAAAGAAGAAATTTTATTGAATACTCCTGTTATTTACAGAGCTGAGGAAAAATATATCAATCCAAAAGAGCCATTTTGGGAAAAACGTTATTATAAAACACTTCTAAACAACAGCAACATAAAGGATGTTTGCATAAACTATTTGGAAGGTTTGGAATGGGTGTATAAGTACTACACAAATGCTTGTCCAGATTGGCGTTGGAAGTATAATTATAGTTATCCACCTCTTTTTTCAGATTTATGCAAATACGTTCCTCATTTTGAAACAAATTTTATAGAAAAAGGATTATTTAAACCGTTTTCACCTTATTTACAATTAGCTTATGTCTTGCCAAGTTCTAATTTAGATTTGCTGCCAAAAAATGTTTATGAATTTTTAAAAAATAATTATTCTGATTTATATCCCGAGCGTTTCGGTTTCGAATGGGCGTTCTGTCGATATTTTTGGGAATCGCATCCAATATTGCCTGAAATAAAAAATGAGCTTCTTGACCAATGGGACATACAATTCCGGTTAGCATGTAGACAGTAGAAATTAATCGCAAAAAATTGATTACTAATTTTGCGATTAATTAATTTCAAAAGCTTTTGCCTAGATAATTTTGCAGTAAATCAGAAATGGAAGGAACGTCTAACATGTTATCTTCTTTGAAGAACAAGGTTTCTCCTTATCTTAAATCCGCATTTGAGATTTGTGGTATATATTTATTCTGGATAGCGCTCCATTACATTTGTTCGCATCTATATGTGTTGTTTTGCGCGCCGTTAACAGTTACCGGTTTCTTAATGAGTCCATTTATTGTTCCGGCGCCTCATTGTCAAGCTCTTCGTTGGGCTATAGTTAATGGGAGCGCCAGCATTACTGCAATGTGGGTTACGTTAGGAACTTGGATAGCTAAGAAAATTGTTCTATAAAAAGAGATTCTCAAATTCTGCTGTATATAATGTATTTTTTTCTATTAGTTTATCAACTACAATATCCATTTTATTTCTATTTTCGTTTAAAATTCTTTTTGCCTCGTCGTAAGCGTTTCTAACGAGCTCCAATGATTCCATGTCCATAATTTCTTTTGTTTTTTCTGAATATTTTGCTCCACTTCCAAATGATCTACCTAAAAATGGGTTTCTATCACTATCTATATCTTCGTTATAAAAAGCTTCCAGTAATTTTCCCATTCCGTAGTTTCCTATCATTCTTTGAGCCATTGAGTTTGCTTGTTTTAAATCTTGAACCGCACCAACCGATACATATTCTTCACCGTAATATATTGTTTCTGCGGCTTTTCCTCCCATAGCTACTATAAGACGTTTTTTAAGAAGGTTCTTCGTGTAAAGACCGCTTTCAGTTATATTCTGATATTCGTTAAACAATGTGTATCCACCTGCTCCGTTATATGTGCTTTGAATTGTAACTTTTTTAAGTTCAAAATACTCTTTAAACTCGTTACATAATAGAGCATGACCAGCTTCATGTATGGCAATTCTTTTTCTTGAATCGTCGCTTCTTGTGTCGTTTTTTCTAATCAATCCAACTATTAATTTGTCTAAAGAATTTAATATGTCCTGCTCTGATATTACAGAATTTCCATTTCTGGCAGCATAAATTGCGGCTTCATTTAATAGATTCTTTATTTGTGCTCCCGAAAATCCGGATGTTAATTCGGCAATTAATTCTAGGTTAACGGTTTCTGCTAACTGTTTATTTTTAGAATGAACTAAAAGGATATCCTTTCTTGAATTTTTATCAGGTAGAGCAACAGTGATTATTCTATCGAATCGTCCAGGTCTTAATAATGCTGCGTCTAAAACGTCTTTTCTATTAGTTGCCGCCATAATAAGTATTCCTTCGTTGTCTGAGAAACCGTCCATTTCTGCTAGCAGCTGATTTAGGGTCTGTTCTCTTTCATCATTCCCCATATTTATTCCTGCTCCGCGTTGTCGACCTACAGAATCTATTTCGTCTATAAAAATAATACATGGTTTATTTTCACGAGCAGTATTGAATAGATTTCTAATCTTAGAAGCTCCTGCCCCTACAAATACTTCAATAAATTCACTAGCAGTAATCGATATAAAATTTGCTTCCGCTTCGCTGGCGATTGCTTTGGCCAAAAGCGTTTTTCCAGTTCCTGGTGGTCCTTCCAATAAAATTCCTCGCGGAATTTCAGCGCCTGCGTTTTTATATATTGTCGAATTCTTTAAATAAGACACTACCTCAGTGCACTCTTCAAATATCTCAGGGCTTCCTGCAAAACTAGACAGGGTAATGTTTGTTTTTTTCATAAGTTCTTTGTCTTTCTCTAGGTCAATTTTTAAAGAACCTGGTATTCCTGGCATTCCTCCAATAAATGGGTTTCTTGATCTACTATTATTTGATACAACTAATGAGCGAATGAATGATATGGCCAAAGACAAAAAAATGAATGGAACAAAAAGGTTATTAATACCATTTAATACGTCATACGCAATTGTCTGAATTTGGCCAGGATCTTGCTGCTTTATAAATATGGGTTCAACTTTGTTTTTAATAGAAGATTCTATTAGGTTAGAGCTTAGGGGTGGTATTATTTCTGTTAATGAAAAGTCGTTTAATACATCTTCTGTGTCTTCTACATTTTCAGTTATTACTTTGTCGTATTTTGGTGAGAAATAAATCTTAGATACTTCGTGGTTCTCTATTTTTGTTATAAGTTCTGAGTAGGAAGTTTTCTTTAAACTAAATTGTTTTTGCATAGCAATGTTAATATCTGTTTGACCTCTCATTTTTAAAAAACTTTTTAACGATAAAACCGGCGTTATTAACGTCAATAAAATGGATGCGAATTTCATAATATAAATAAAAAAAGGATGTATTTAAACCCTTTACAATAAACAAAACTAATTTATTAGGAACAAGAGATATTTTTATCATTATTTAAGTAACCCAAAATGGTTAGAGGTATTAATAAATTAATAAGGAGGGGTTAGAGGGGAACCATGGGTTCCCCTCATTCATAGGATGGTTTGATTTTTAGGGTCAAATGTACCGATTTTGGAGTG